ATTACGATGATTATCAAGCATCATACACTTCAGCATCTAATTTCTCTTGGGCAGCAAAAACTCCTGGCTCATGGGGTAATGGATTAAAAGTTTGTGTTATAGATGATCAAGCAGACCAGATAATCGGTATTACAACTGACAACTTACGTAAGGCAGGAGCAATAGTAGGTCAAGGTGTTACAGTCGCATTAAATGATGTAGTCATACCTGGTGCAGGAACAACTTCGACGTTCAACGGATATCTGAAAGGAATAGTCACTGGAGTATCAACAGATTCGATCAATAGTGCATCAACATTCGATGTTAAGATTGTCTCTCGTGTTACAGGTGCTGCTGGAACATCAGGAAATTATTCTGAAACTAAGATTGATTACTCAGAAGGAACAAGGTTCGGATCAATTAAGGCATCTGACACATTATTCTTTGTGAACGCATCTGGTATTAATACCAGCACACAGGGAACACAGATAGCTGCACAATCAATAAGTGCTGCATCAGTTGCTGACTGGTATAATTCACAGACTCTAGACATAGACAATGCATCCATATTCTGGAAATCACTAGCACCAAAACCAACATCTAACACCTATGTGACAGATAGAGGTGGAGAGGGTGATGGTATTCACGTTGCAGTTGTTGATGACTTTGGAGTTGTCACTGGAATCAAAGGTAATGTTATTGAGAAACACATAAGTCTTTCAAAAGCACATGATGCAGTTTCATCTGTAAACTCACCTCAGAAGATATACTATAAGAATTACGTCGCAGATTTCTCCGACAATGTATATGCTGGATTCAACCCATCAAATGCAGAGGATACATTCCACAGAACAGTTCCAGTCGCAACAGGATTTGGAACAGACTTTACACCATTTACAACTGCACAAGGATTATGGAGTCAACAAGCACAAGGAACTACCTTCGCTGCTATTGGTAATGTAACATATCAACTTGGTGGTGGTGAAGACTATCAAGCAGGAGTTCCATTACTAGGTGCTAATGGTGGACATAGAGCAGAGTTAGGTGATCTAATGACATCTTACGATCTCTTCTCTAACAAAGATGAGATAGAAGTTGACTTCCTCATCATGGGCCCTGGCTTAGGATCAAAAGATCAGTCACAAACAAAAGCAAATAAACTAATCGCAATCGCCACTGCTCGTAAGGATTGCATGGCAACTATTGGGCCACACAGAGCAGACCTAGTAAACATAACAAACTCAACAACTCAAACTGATAATCTAATTGAATTCTTTAGTCCATTAACAAGTTCTTCTTATGCAGTCTTTGATAGTGGATACAAATACACATTCGATAGGTTTAACAACGAGTTTAGATTTGTTCCAACAAACGGTGACGTAGCAGGATTAATGGTTCGCACCGCTTTAACCTCATTCCCATGGTTCTCACCTGCAGGACAACAAAGAGGTTTACTCAACAATGCTATTAAATTAGCATACAACCCAACTAAAGATCAAAGAGATCAACTGTATCCTCAGAGAATTAACTCTATTATCACGAAACCTGCAGTAGGAACATTACTCTTTGGTGATAAAACTGCACTGGCATTTGCATCGGCATTTGACAGAATCAACGTTCGTCGTTTGTTCCTTACAATTGAACAAGCTCTTGAGAGTGCTGCTGAAGCACAACTCTTTGAGTTGAACGATGAGTTGACAAGGGCAAACTTTAGAAACATCGTTGAACCATTCTTGAGAGATGTCGAAGCAAAAAGAGGACTCTTTGGATTCCTAGTTGTTTGCGACACTACAAATAACACCCCTGATGTTATTGATAATAATGAATTCAGAGCTGATATATTCTTGAAACCTGCGAAGTCAATCAACTACGTTACTCTATCGTTTGTTGCAACCAGAACAGGAATCAGTTTTGAAGAAGTCGCTGGCCGCGTTTAACTTACTAAATATAACTATCGGAGGATATTAACAAATGGCCACATCAAGAGAGAACAGAACAATCTCAGAGTTTAAATCCAGATTACTGGGTGGCGGTGCAAGACCGAATTTATTTGAAGTTGAACTCACAGCAATGCCAGCAAGTGTAACACTTCCATGGCAAGCAGACAGATTTGGATTTCTGTGTAAAGCAGCACAGTTACCTGGTATGAACATCGCTAACATAGACGTTCCATTTAGAGGTCGTATTTTCAAAGTTGCTGGTGACAGAACAATTGATAACTGGACTATCACAGTAATTAACGATGAGGACTTCTTATACAGAAACGCATTTGAAGAATGGACACAACAGATTGCAGCATTAGATGATAACATGGGTTCTACAAATCCATCATCATATATGGTAAATGCTAAAGTCTATCAGTTAGGTAGAGGATCTGAATTAAACAGCACAACAAACGCTGGTGATTCAAATGTAGTTCTTAAAGAATATGAGTTCATCGATATATTCCCAATCAACGTTGGGCAGATTGATGTATCATATGAAAATACTGATACTATAGAAGAATATACTGTTGAATTTGCAGTTCAGTCTTACAATGTTAAGGGTGCTGGAGTAGCAGGTTAAAATAGGTTGACTAAATAGTAGATATAAACTATAATTCAAGTAAACCATAATTATGGCTAAATTATTTGGATTCTCAATAGAGGATTCCGAACCACTATCTCCTACTGCGGTCTCACCTGTACCTCCTAATAACGAGGATGGGTCTGATCACTATATGAGTAGTGGTTTTTTTGGTTCTTATGTTGATATCGAAGGTATCTACAAAACTGAATATGACTTGATAAAAAGGTATCGTGAATTATCAATTCAACCAGAGGCTGATCAAGCAATCGAAGATATTGTTAATGAAGCGATTGTATCTGACACAAATGATTCTCCAATAGAGATTAATCTTGATAATTTAAATGCTAGTGATGGTATTAAAGATAAGGTTAGAAAAGAATTTAAACATATTTGTGATCTTTTAGACTTTGATAAGAAGGCACATGAGATATACAGAAACTGGTATATAGACGGAAGAATATACTATCATAAAATAATAGATTTAAAGAAACCAGAAGAAGGTATTCAAGAATTACGTTATATTGATGCATTAAAAATGCGTTATGTTCGTCAACAGAAGAATAAGAATAAAAATGATTATAAAATAAACACTGGTAATGCTGATCCTATGGATTATAGATTTCCAGAAATAGAAGAATATTTTATATACAATGCTAGTGGTAAATATCCAACAGGAAATATAAATGCAACTGGTGCAAGCCAAGGTATGAAAATTGCAAGAGATGCAATTACATATTGTACATCTGGATTAGTCGATAGAAATAAAGGATCAACTCTTTCATATTTGCATAAAGCAATCAAGTCAATCAACCAACTTAGAATGATTGAAGATTCACTTGTTATATACAGATTATCAAGAGCACCAGAGCGTAGAATTTTCTATATAGATGTAGGTAATTTACCTAAGATAAAAGCAGAGCAATATCTCAGAGATGTGATGATGCGATATCGGAACAAATTAGTTTACGACGCTAACACAGGAGAGATCCGCGATGACAAGAAGTACATGGCAATGCTTGAAGATTTCTGGCTACCTAGGAGGGAAGGCGGCCGTGGAACTGAAATTTCTACTTTGCCTGGAGGCCAAAACCTTGGTGAGATCACGGATATTGAGTACTTCAAAAAGAAATTATATAGGTCGCTCAACGTACCCCCATCAAGAATGGACGGAGAGGGAGGATTCAACTTGGGAAGATCCTCAGAGATATTAAGAGACGAATTAAAATTCACAAAATTTGTAGGTAGATTAAGAAAAAGATTCTCAAGAATATTTGATGATATGTTGAGAACTCAGCTTATATTGAAGAATATAATCACCCCAGAAGATTGGGAAACAATGAGTGAACACATACAATATGACTTCTTATATGACAATCATTTCTCAGAATTAAAAGAAACAGAACTGTTTAACGAAAGAATTACAGTTGCTGCAGCTGCAGAACCATATGTCGGAAGATACTATTCTCAAGATTATATAAGACGTAGAATACTTCGTCAAACAGATATGGAAATAATAGAGCAAGATGAGTTGATGAAAAAAGAGATTGCAGATGGTGTAATTCCAGATCCAAATGCACCAGTAGATCCACAAACAGGACAACCTGTAAGTGGTGATGCTCTTGGAGAACCTGTTAATGAACCAGATTTAGAGTCTGAAGGATCTGCAACAGAAGCACCAGAACTACCGAAAGGTGGTGAAATATAATACCACACCATTTCTGGTGTATAAATACTATACGAGTTAATTATTAATCATGGATGAATTAATGGATGCGATGGCCACAGACGAATCACCATCACAAATCAGCGATAAGATCAAAGAGATTCTATTTCAAAAATCAGCAGAAAGAATAGACGCTTTCAAAACTGATGTTGCAAATGGAGTATTTGGTGATGGAATCGATGTAGATGATGAAGAAGAAATCGATGATGAAGTAGTTGATGAAACTGATGATGAGATTGTTGATGAAGTTGATGAAGATGAAGTAGAAGCGGAGGATGATACCGAAGTAACTGCAGAATTAGAAGATCAACAATAAATTATAAATAAAAGTTAAATGAAACTATTAGCATAATGGCACATAGAACAGTTGGAGCAGGGCAATCGATTGCGTTGACAGGAACAGCAACGACATCTTCTGCATTCAAAGTACAATCAAATGTTTTAAGAATAGTAGCAACAGGTGCTAATGCATTTGTTGCAATAGGAACTGATCCAGTTGCAACTCCTTCTGATTATGTCGTTACACCTCAAGATGCATGTACTTTAGCAATGCTAAAACAATCACAAAGAGTAGTTAGTATTACTAAAGGAACAACAACAGTTCTTGAGGCTCCCGAAGGAACTCAAATGCCTTTCAATATAGGTGATCGAGTTACTTTGGATTATGAGGGTAACACTGCAAACGATGTTAATTACACTACCCTAATCAATGATACAAAAGTCATTGGTAAAAGTAGAAGTGCGGGAATCAGTGGTGACTTTTCTGAAAAGATCACTGTTGAGGCAAATACTGCTGGTGTTTCAACCGCGTTTACTCCAACAGGAAATGCTACATTGTTCCAAACAAATAAGGTGTCAGTGATTTCACCGAACCCAACTGCAGCGTCAGTTGTTTACATTCAACAAGTTCAAACTACAGGTAGTGCGTAATGAAACTAATCAGAGAAGAAATCGAATCTGTTGAATTTCTTGTTGAACAAAAGAACGGCAAGAAATCAATGTATATCGAAGGTGTTTTCTTACAAGGAAACATCAAAAATCGTAACGGCAGAATGTATCCTATGGAGACTCTTCGTAGAGAAGTTGGTCGTTACAACGAGAATCATATTCAATCAGGAAGAGCACTTGGAGAACTCGGTCATCCCGAAGGCCCAACTGTTAATCTAGATCGTGTTTCTCATAAGATCGTATCTCTTAAAGAGAACGGATCTAACTTCATTGGTAAGGCTAAAATCCTTAACACACCAATGGGTAAGATTGCATCTTCATTAATCGAAGAAGGTGTAAAACTCGGTGTATCTTCTCGTGGTGTTGGATCACTCCAACAAACAAAAGAAGGTTTCGCTGTAGTAGGTGAAGATTTTATGTTAGCAACTGCTGCAGATATCGTTGCCGATCCTTCAGCTCCTGATGCATTTGTAGAAGGAATCATGGAAGGAAAAGAGTGGGTATGGGATGGAGGAATACTTCGTGAGAAGTTTGCTCACAAAACATACAAACAAATCAACACTCTAGTTGACCAGAAAAAACTCGATGAACAGAAATTAAACCTGTTTAGCGATTTTCTGTCTAATTTATAACTTTTCTAAATAAATTATAGTTCTCAATAACCTAAATAAAAAGTCGGAGAAATTAAAAGCAATGGCTAGAACAAAATTACAAGAAATGGATGTAGCAGCTGGAACTAAACAGTCTAAGACTGCCGTGAACGCCAACGCTAAACCACCAATGCCGATGGATACTTCCATGGCGGGAAGCGTTGAAGATCTCGGAGGCCCTACACCAATGAACTACAAACCAGATGATGATTCAGCAAAACTGAAGACACCTGGTGGATCACTTAAGCAAGTGAAAGATGTAGTTAACAAAAATGCTAAACCTGCAGATCCTGCACCTAGCGGTGTAAAAGAGGATGAAGAAATTTCCGATGAGGTTATTGAAGAGGAAGAGTTAACTACTGATGAAGTAGTTGCTGAAGAAGAAACAGCTGAAGACATTGAAGTTGACATCGAAGAAGATGTTAATGCACTCTTCGGTGGCGAAGACCTCTCCGAAGAATTTAAGGAGAAGGCAAAGCTTGTTTTCGAGACCGCACTTAATTCTAAAGTCGCTGAAGTTCAAGAGGCATTAGAAGCAAAATACCAAGAGACACTAGAAGAAAGAATCGCTGAAGAAAAAGCATCTCTTTCCGAAAGAGTTGACAACTACCTTGAGTATGTTGCCGATGAGTGGTTCACGGAAAATACTCTTGCAATTGAGCAAGGGTTAAAAACAGATATGACTGAATCATTCCTTGAAGGAATGAGAAGTCTTTTTGAAGAACATTATGTAACTATTCCTGAAGACAAATATGATGTGCTGGAAAGCATGGTAGAAAAACTAGATGACATGGAGACCAAGCTCAATGAGCAGATCGAGAAAAACATCAACCTAAACAGTAGACTCGGTGAGTCTGTTGCTAACGGCATTCTCGAATCAGTTTCTGAAGGATTAGCATCCACTCAGAAAGAAAAGCTCGCTTCACTTTCCGAAAGTGTAGAGTTTGAAAGTGAAGAATCTTATCGTGAGAAGTTGGAGACACTAAGAGAATCTTATTTCTCTTCTAGAACAGCGTCACCAGCCGCTAAATCTGAAACTCTTTCAGAGGGTGTAGATAATTCAGAGGGTGTTGAACAACATGCTCCTGCAATGAATGCATATCTGAAGTCACTTTCAGCATTTAAGCAAACCTGATTTCGATATTAAACAAACGTAAACACTAATCTTTTAAGACAAATGTTCCAATCAGAACACTTGCAGGAAAAGTGGAAGCCGCTATTAGAGTATGATGGTCTTGATCCAATCAAAGATAGTCATCGTAAAGCAGTTACCGCAGTTCTGCTAGAAAACCAAGAAAAATTTTTAAGAGAAGAGCAAGCATTTGGTCAAGGTATTAACTTGATGGAAGCTCCTCCAACTAACGCAGCAAACGCTGCAGGAGCTGGCGGTGGTTTCGGTGGTAGTGCTACTGCTACTGGCCCAGTTGCTGGTTTCGACCCAGTTCTTATCTCATTGATCAGAAGATCTATGCCTAACTTGGTGGCATATGACCTTGCTGGTGTACAACCAATGAGTGGCCCAACAGGTCTGATCTTCGCAATGAGATCCAGATTCACTTCACAGAGTGGAGCAGAGGCATTCTACAATGAAGTAGATACAACATTCTCTGGAAACGACTCCAATAGTGATGAAACTGCTGGATTTACAGACACTGCTGCAGGTTTCGGTTCTGCTTCACAGCAAGGAGACAACCCTGCAATTCTAAACCCAGTTGGAACTGCTGCTACTCCTGGCTATAACGTAGGTCAAGGTTTGGTAACTGGTGACGCTGAGAACTTAGGTTCTGGTGCGAACGATCAGTTCAACCAAATGGCATTCTCAATCGAGAAACTGACCGTTACAGCGAAGTCAAGAGCACTAAAAGCAGAGTACAGTTTAGAACTTGCTCAAGACCTCAAAGCAATCCACGGATTGAATGCAGAGGCTGAGTTAGCAAACATTCTTTCAACTGAGATTCTTGCTGAAATCAACAGAGAAGTTATCAGAACAATCTACAAGATTGCAGAGCAAGGTGCTGTACAAAACACAGCAACTGCAGGTATCTTCGACTTAGACATCGACTCAAACGGAAGATGGTCTGTTGAGAAGTTCAAAGGTCTGTTATTCCAGATTGAAAGAGACGCTAACGCGATTGCACAAAGAACTCGTCGCGGAAAAGGTAACATCATCATGTGTTCTGCAGACGTTGCTTCTGCTCTAACCATGGCTGGTGTACTTGATTATACTCCTGCACTTAATGCAAACTTAAATGTAGATGACACAGGTAATACATTTGCTGGTGTTCTACAAGGTAAGTACAGAGTATACATCGACCCATATGCAGCAAACCTAACAAGTGCTAACGCAGCACCATCAGGTGGTAATCAGTACTATGTTGTTGGTTACAAAGGAACATCTCCATATGACTCTGGACTGTTCTACTGCCCATACGTTCCTCTACAGATGGTTCGTGCGGTGGGAGAAGACACTTTCCAACCAAAAATTGGATTTAAGACCAGATACGGTATCATCGCAAACCCATTTGCTGAAGGAACCACACAAGGTCAGGGTGCACTTCTTGCTAACCAAAACAGATACTACAGAAGAGTGGCTGTTAAAAACCTCATGTAATTCATATTACATATCTTCAAAGGAGACTCATTGCGAGTCTCCTTTTTTTATGCTAAAATACTACTATGAAAAAAGCATCTGAAATTATGATGAATCCTCTCTGGATAACTCCAGTGGCTCTTTTATTAGTCATTGCACTGATAGAGGGTGCTCATACTGGTGCACATATTTTTAAAGATGTAGATGTGCACGGATATTGTAAGAAATTTGATTTTGAAAACGACTTATGAAGAAAATTACTGTAGTCGGTGGTGGTAATGCAGGGTGTTTTACAGCACTTTATTGTGCATGGAGGGATAAACAAAAAGATTTTGAAGTAGAATTAATATACGATCCTGAGATACCTCCAGAAAGAGTGGGTCAAGCAACTGTATTAGAAGCATCTGCCTTGTTGTGGGCTGCAACTGGTTTTAATTGGTATAATAATAAGATAAATGCTACGATGAAGAGTGGTATTTTATATGAGAACTGGGGTAAAACAGATAAATTATTTCATTCATTTCCTGCTGACAGCATGGCAATACACTATTGTCCATGGGAAATGCAAGCAAGCATAATGACATCGGGGCATTTCAAAACAACATATAAAAGTTTACCAGATTTAAATAATATTGATAGTGATTACATCTTTGATTGTAGTGGTAAACCAGATAATTATGATAATTATGAAGAGTTAGTCAATCCAATTAACGCTTGTATATTAGCGGAACCTAATTGGAGCACTGCAAGAAATCCTTGGAGTAGACATGTTGCAACTCCTGACGGCTGGTGTTTTGTCATACCAACTAGAAGAAAATCACCATCATTCAAATATTGTGTGGGATATTGCTACAATTCAAATATTACAACACAAGAAGATGCCGAAGAAAACTTTTTAAACATGTTTGATGTATCAATCACAAAGCATGTTGCATTTAAAAATTATATTGCTAAAGAACCTGTTATAGACAATAGAATATTTTTAAATGGTAATCGTTTGTTTTTCTTAGAACCGATGGAGTCTTCATCAACTCAAGCATATATTGAAATGGCAAGAGCAGTATTTGATTATTACCTACAAGGAAAAGTAAGTGCTGTTCATGTCAAAGAGGATATGACAAAGTATATAAAACAACTTCAGAACTTTATGATATGGCACTATCAATCTGGATCTAAGTATGATACACCATTTTGGGATTATGCAAAATCTTTAACCTTTAAGGATGAAACCTTTGATAAATTTTTAGAATACAGTAAGTTGTATGATTGTATTCCTGTTACCTATGGCGGAACAACTCAAAATAAACTGTATGGTCAATGGCCTGCATACTCATTCAAAAATTGGAATGAGGGTATCAACCTAAATACATAAGGAGACCTGTATGAACTAATGGCAGAAACAAGAGAAGGCCCATCACAGATAGAGAATAGAAACTTTTTATCACCTGTAGGTTTTAAATTTAACTTACAAAGATCACCAGGTGTTGCATATTTTTGTAATCAAGCAAATATACCAGATCTAACTTTAGGTGTAACGGAACAACCAAACTATCTAAGACCAATCCCAACACCAGGTGATATCTTACAATTTGGTGATTTAACACTTAGATTTCTTGTAGATGAG